AAAAAATGCCGGCCGACGCAGTGTGCTCGCGTGTCGGCCGACGAAATACCGGTAGGGCTTGCCGGTGGGGCAGGAATGGATGGGCAACGGCATGCTCAACAGGAGGATTCCCCGATGAGGCGAGTTCTTCAGCTCTCATGAGGACAGCCACCCGGCTATCTGGCGCGCCAGCCACAGCGCGCACCAGGCGGCAATCAGGGCGTAAGTGGTACCTGTCATGAGGCCGATTCCTCGACGGCGATGGAGACTGCGTCGTCGGCCATTGCCAGTGCATCAGAGAACAGTTCAGGGCGCAGCAGACGGAAGAAATCCATCCGGTACGACGGGATTCCGTTCTTCCGCCACTGGGAGACGGCGCCAGTCGTGATTCCGCAGATTTCCGCGACTTTGGACGTGCCGCCCATTTTGTTGATAATTTCTTTCTGATCCATTCCACTATCTTAGCCGCCTAAGAGCGGATGCGCAAGACCCTAAATTAGATTTCAGTAACGGCCACAAGACGGAGGACAGGATTACTCTTGCTCTGCGTCGATTTTCCGACGCACCCACTTCGCCCCGCCAAGCCGAACCAGCTTGGCGCGCTGTGAAGCGGTCACCCGCATGCTGACTCCGACCGTCTCGTCGACGGCAGACAACGGCTTGCGGCCCTGTCCGCGTCCTGCGCCGCCACGCCCGCGCGTGAGTTCGGCCGCTTCAACCGCGGCCTCTTGCAGCCGCTCCATGGCCTTCAGGCCGATGCCTGGCGCACGCAAGCATTCGGCCCGCCTGGTGGGGTCGATGGTAGCAGCAAGCGGGATGCCAGCGCGATCCAAGTCGGCTAGAGCGCGTGTCAGAACACCGTCGCTCATGCTGCCACCAGCCTGGTCACGGCGACAATCTGCCCACGCTCGTCGCGGATCGCGGTCGGGCCGGTGTCAGGGGCAAATTCGATGTCGAGCGCCGCCGCCACCTGGGCGCGCGACAGGTCCTGCTGTTGGTGGTGGAACCCCGGCGAGCCGGATGCCCCGGCTTGCCATTCCTGGCGCAAGAGCGCCAGCACGCGATCAACGAGTTGAATTTCTTCCATTCTCTTCCCTTCCCATCAAAAAACGTCATCGGTTCAGCCTGGATTGGCTGCACAGATGACGGCCTAGGCCTCGCGGCCTAGAAAATTTCGTCCGTGCAGCCAGGATTGGCTGCGATGACGGCCGCCGCCTCGCGTTGCTGCGCGTCCCTCGGCCAACTTTGGCCGCACTGCGGCCATTCTTGCCGTCACGAATCTCATTTTTCTCCCCTTCGATGTTGGTCGGCCCGCTGCCTTCCATGACTGATTTTGTATAACGATTTCAACGCATGTCAACAATTTTTTTGCCTTGCTCTGACGACCGCGCATCTGAGGCACCTAAGAATCGGAAGCCCCTAAGAATCGCTTGACTGCAGAATTTTAGCGCGCTAAGATTTTCCACAACGGTTCGCGAGTGCATCAAGCCCCTCACCAAGGCTGCGGCGAGTCTTGCTGATCTCCCCTCGACCGAATCAAGCGCCAGGCCGGCGTGTTTGGACAGGCAACGACCGGTCGACGTGCTGCTCAGTGAGCCGTTGCTGTTGAGCGCCCTCAGGTACAAAGCCTGCGAGAAGTCGCGCCCCTGTTCCAGACCGAAGGAACAGGACCCGAGGACGCTCACCAGCAGCCAGAAAAACGCCCGAGTGGCGCAATCAGCCGAGGCAAGACGGCCGTCGATGACGGCATGAGCCGACAGCGATACCACTGGCCAACGGCCGGCGCCAGCCGGATGAGAAACCACGAATGGAGATGGACATGCTTATTGAAATTCTGCTTCTCATGGCCTTGTGCATAGGCGTGCCGGTGCTGATCGGCCACATGATTGAGACTGGGGGCCGCGATGAGCAGCCATGACAGCGTGCGCGACATGGTCGCGCAACAGCGGCGCGCCGTCGCTTCTCGCCGCCCTACGAAGCTCGAAGGAGAGCCTCGCCTAGGGGATGTCGTGGCGTTTGTCCTGAGCGTCACCGTGCTGGTGTACGCCATCATCGACACCGTGATCGGAGTCTACCTGTGAGCGCCCCGGGATTCACGGCCAACAAGTTCGGCGCCAACCGCCCGTCTTACGACGGAACAGAGGATGTCGCCGAATTCACGGCAGGATCATCACGTGTCGCCGAGATAGAAGACTTTGCTTTGCAGGCCCAGACCGCGCTGCGCGATGCGTGGCTGCTTCTGCAGGCGCTGACCGTCCATCGCATCGACCCCAGTGCCGCTCTGGCTCTTCTGCGCAGCGAACTGTTCGAGTCAGCCACCTACCGGGTGCGCACGGCGCTATCGCGTGGCGTACTCATGCGGCTTGGAGAGTGACGCCATGAACGCACGCGGAGACCTTCCGGGGTTTGGTGACGAAGCCACGTGGCCGGCCTGTTGCGGAACCTCTGGCGACCCGCGAATCGCCGGCCACGAGCCACGCGATGAGGTGGAAGAGTCGCAGGACCTGATCGCCGAAATTCGCGAACAACTCGACCGCGCAGAGGCGGCCGTCTTCCGCCGCGATTGGCCGACCTACCGGTTGGCCATGCTCAACGCGCACGACCTGGCCGGGAGCCTGTTGTCATGAGCGTCCCCGTCGCAAGCGGCGAAGCAGTCGAGAGGCTGCACGAGGTGTTTTGCGCCATCACGGATCTGATCGAAGAGTTTCCTGATGACAAGGTGGCGCTGTACGACGCAGCCGAGGCGGTCATGAACGTCGGACTGAAGCACAACGAGGCTGGAGGATACCGAATCTTCTTCAATCCCCAGGTATTGGACTAACCAAAGCATGGGACTCAACCAACGAAAGGACCAATCCATGAAACGAAAGGACCAATCCATGAAACGAAAGGACCAATCCATGAAACGAAAGGACCAATCCATGAGACAAAACGTCATACCGATCGAAAAAAGCCCGACCACGGAGCAGCTTGCCGCAATGTGGCTCGATGCCAAGCGGCTCGAAACCGAGACGACCGCCAGGCGCGTCGCGATCGAGGAGGCCATCATCGAGCGTGTCGGGTACCGCGAGGAAGGCAGCATGACCACCACACTGGAGAACGGCACCAAGGTGGTTACCACCGGCAAGCTGAACTACAAGGTGACGGACTTCGCCGCCTTCAAGAGGGCCAGCCAGGCCCTCGACAAGGAACTCCGCCCCATCAAGGTCGTCGAGTCCGTCGATGAAACCGGAGTGAAATGGCTGCGCGCGAACGCACCGCAGTCCTACGCCATGATCGCCGGAACGCTGACGATCACCCCGGCCAAGACCTCCGANACCGTGAAGGCTGCGTGATGGCTTTCGACCTTTCCAACCTCATCCGCGGCAAGCAGCCCAAGCCGCCGCGCGTCGTGCTCTACGCCGGGCACGGCATCGGCAAGAGCACGTTTGCCGCCAGCGCGCCGTCGCCGATTTTCATCCAGACCGAGGATGGCCTGGGGAACATCGACACCACGGCCTTCCCGCTCGCGACGACCTTCTCCGAGGTCATCGAAGCTCTGGACACGCTCATCGGCCAGGAGCACGACTTTCAGACGGTGGCCATCGATTCCCTGGACTGGATGGAGCAGCTGATCTGGTTCGACATCGAACAGCGCTACAGCGAGAAGGAGACCGCGTACGGCAAGGGATCCATGATCGCCGTCGACAACTACTGGCGTCCTGTGCTAGATCGCCTGAACCTCCTGCGGAACCAGCGCAGCATGGCGGTCATTCTCCTCGCGCACTGCGAGGTCAAGAAATTTGACTCGCCAGAGGTCGACTCCTACGAGCGCTACCAGATCAAGCTGCAGGCGCGCGCGTCGGCCGTCGTGCAGGAGTGGTCGGATGTCGTCGGCTTCGCTAACTTCCGGACCCTCGTCCTGAAGGAAGAAAAGACCGGTTTCGACAAGGTCGCCAAGACCCGCGGCACAACTACCGGAGAGCGCCTTCTCTACCTGGTCGAGAAGCCGGCCTACGTGGCAAAGAATCGCTACGGGCTCCCCGAGCAGCTTCCCCTCTCCTGGCAGGCGTTCAGTGATGCACTGACGGTATCGCTGACCACTGCCTGATCCCACCAACCAACCTACCTGAAAGGAACCACCATGGCTTCACTCGCCGGCTTTGACGCATCGGTTGTCGAACCCCAATCCGCCTTCGAGCCCATCCCCGCCGGGAAATACCTCGCGCTCATCTCTGAGAGCGAGATGAAACCCACCAAGAACGGTAGCGGACAGTACCTGCAGTTCACCTTCGTCATCCTCGACAACGGGCCGTACTCCG